CCTGCCCAAGATGATAATACTCCCATCGGTTGCCCTACGGCATACCGGATGGTTTTCGGTAAGGGAGTTCCAAGTCCTTTAATGTGAGGTAGATAGTAGTCTCTATCTACTAAGAGTTCTCTCCAAGAAGAGAAAGAAGTATTATGTTTAAAGATTAAATCTAAAACATAGGGATATAGCACACTTGGAATCCGGTCAGTAGCGGAAGTAAGGTCCAAAGAACAAAAATAATTAAATGTTTTTGATCGTCGGTCCTGGAGGTATTTCACCCCCGCGCTATGATCGAATGTGCAGTCAGTAGGTATCTTCTTTAAGATCTGGAATATTGAATGATGGAGGGGCCTAAGTGCCCACTGTGTGAGTTGATCCAGTAAAGCAAAGACCCGGACTTTTCCGGCGCTCTCTACTTTAAAGGCAACTTTCCCCCCTTTCGGTTTAAATTTAAAACCTTCCATTAGTTCCAAAGAACGATGGAGCAGGGGTCCCGCCATTTTATATAATACTGATCCAGGAAGAGTAACTCCTACATTATGTAAATATCGGCTCAAATTAATGTAATTAGTTCGAGCATGATAGTAGATATCCAATATCAAACCTCCAATTGAGGGTCTGCTATTAGGACCAGATTTCTGGATGATAAAAGGAAAGACCTTTTTTGTCTCGGCAGGAGCATCAGGAGTACTAGAAATAGACTCCCTCTCCTGGTCAACAGAAAGATTCTTGAAAGAATCCAAGGTGATCTGACGATCACTTTCTGAGATATGAGCATTAATAAACGTCAAGAAGGACTCTCGTCCTTCTGAGGCAATCTTGATGATTGTCTCGTCCGTGATATCTTTTTCCAAGGTAATCTGTTCTATTGCAGAATGATATTGTTTCTCTACGGGGTCAAAATACAGACCTTTGTAAACATAAATAAGACTGAGAATATAACGGATATACCGAATATTCTTTTGTTTTATCTGGTTCCTTATGTATTCTGGTAAATAAGCCGGTATACCGGTGGAATCTAACAACATCTTTTGTCCAAAAAGACAAGGGTCAGTTGCAGGTTTCCCAGATAGATAATGCCCCAGATAAACAGCCGTAGACTTCAACCACTTCGTAAAGTGGAGAGGTCCCCACGAATCCAATTGCTTGCTCCAAATTCCAACTAAAGTCAAAATGGCTTTAGTCTCCTTAGATCTAGGTCGATGACCGAAAGACCAGAAATACAACAAAGTTGCATATTCTGGCAACCATGAAGATAAATTCTTCCCGGTTGTAAGTCTTACAACGTCAGCACCGTTAATCTCCACTATAAAATGCTCAATTTTATCCAAGAATGGCCAAAAATACTCTTTAACTAGAGAACACAGGGTTCTGTCTAGTAAATCTTTAGATTTCGGACCATTTCCCTTGGCCTTGGAGGGTTCTAAGTCCTTTAGAACCCATGAACTTACTTTGATTCAGGCTCAGAATTAGGCGTTGCCAGTATTGTAACAGAGGAATCTTTCTGCTTCCATGTTATGATAAGCATATTAAACTCTTTCTGTGTATAGTACATAACTAAACCCGGAAAGTCTGACACGACTACAGCATATTTACCGCTGGAGACCTGCTCCCAATCTATCATTTGATATAATGGATGTTGAGGTTTCTGCAATGAAACAGTTGAAGTAGTGAATAAATTATACATTTTACTCTTTTTAAGAGGAGTGACTCTTGTTAGTATTGTAGTTAACATTATAATATTAATTCTCAAAGAAGTACGCCCGGATTAACTGATATAGATGAATGATGTAGAGCCAGCTGCCTGGAGTACCCTCTATATAGTATATAGGTTTTAAACGGGGTTGTCCCGTCGGAAAGGCCCAACTTTGCACCTCACGAGCAGATATTTGTCAGTAGGTAATTATTCTACTGAAAGGCGAGGCCTTCTCGTTCTAAGTAGGTATGGGGTGACCGGCAAGTCTCTCGACTTGGCTAAGCATTCTATACGATTAACAGGTATTCTTAATGTCTACCTGAAGATCAATAAGGACCCTGCTGAGGGAGTGATCAAATCTCGTCCGAACTCAAGGCACGCGAAGAAATTCGTGTCCGTAGAGAGTAGGAACCTATCCCCAGTTGGATGCAGGAGTTAGCACTGAGGGCGCGTGTGAGACGTGCACTTTTACCTTCGCGGGTAAAGGGATCTCACAGATAGACGAGAAGTTAATTATTCTTCTCGG